CCTTTCAAGCCACGCGGCAAATGTAACACCACTGCATGTCGCGGGGCACTGGCAACTTAGTAGGATTAATGCCATGAGCCGAGTAGCTTTAAGCTGTGTTGAACGAGCGCAAAGGGAAGTTCTGACGCTCGAATTAGCCCTGTACCACGCCGCACGGGACTATCCTGGCGGTGCCGCTGCAATCGCCGCCACCACCGGCCGCAATGCCACCACGTTGCAGCACAAGTTGTCTCCCACCCATCCCTCGCACGCGGTCAACATTCAAGAGTTCGGCGAGATCCTCGAATTGACCAAGGACCGCCGCATCCTCGATGCGGTACATGCATTGGTCGGCGACACAACGTGGCAAGAGCTGGCTGAAACCTATACCAGCGACATGCCTGAGACCCTGACCACCGGTATTGCCTCGTACTTCAGGCAGGTGGCTGACCTGGCCGACACCTGGGCCAAGAGCATTGGTGATGGCGTTGTGAGTGATCAGGAACTGGCCGAGATTCGCCTACAGGTGTTTCGCGGTATTCAGGGACTGTTGGGAATGTTGAACCGCGCCACCTACGTCAACCAGACAACTCGGGGGACGGACCGTGGCTGATATCGCTGACTTCGCCAACGACCTGGTGCAGGAGCGCCTGGATCAGGCTCTCGCCGCACGCAACGCCAATAAGCCGGCCATTGCCCCGCATTCATTCATGTTCTGTGAAGGTTGCGAGACGGCTATTCCCCTAGAGCGCCGTTTTGCAATTCCTGGCTGCACCCAGTGCGTGAGCTGCCAATCCATCGACGAAGCCAGGAAGGCCCGCCATGCTCGATGAGGTATTGAATCAGTTTGCTGACTACGGCCTCGAGCCTGCCCAGCCCCTGATATTCGGCAAACTCACCCGCTGCAAAACCACCCAGGACAAGGGCAAGGAAAAGAACGGCTGGTACGTCATTCATGAACACCGCACCGAAAAAAACGAGGCGCTGATCTTCGGTAGCTTCGGTGACTGGCGCTCCGGCGATACCCAAAAGATCAAGGTCAAGGCCGGGCGCATGAGCCCAGAAGAGCGCGAAGTCATGCGCGCTCGCCAGGACGATGCCAAGCGTAAGGCCGCTGAGATCGCGGCCAACGCATCACGCCGAGCGGCCAACCGTGCTGCGGGGCTATTCAAGCGTATGCCCGAAAAGGGCAAGAGCGCCTACCTGGATCGAAAGCAGATCGTCGGCTTCAGAGTTCGCTATGCGCCCCGTACAGGCGCATTTTTAGTGCCTATGTGCAACGTGCGCGACAAGATCGTCGGCCTACAGGTGATCTTCCCCGCCAAGCAAGAGGATACCGGGCGCGACAAGGCCTACTGGCCTTACGGCATGTCGAAAGAGGGCGCCTTCCACTTGATCGGCCCGCACCCGGAACCGGGCGAACCGGTGCTGGTGTGTGAGGGCTACGCCACTGGCGCCAGCCTGCACATGGCGACCTCGCTCACCGTCGCCATCGCCTTCGATGCGGGCAACCTGCTGCCGGTCTCCAAGGCCATGCGCGAGCGTTTCCCCGGTTGCCCGCTGATCATCTGTCGCGACGATGACTGGAAGACCAAACGCCCCAACGGTGACGCCTGGAACCCAGGTGAAGAGAAAGCCGCCAACGCCGCGCTGGTCGTCGGCGGTCAAGTGGTTGCTCCGGTGTTCTCCGGCGAACGCGAGATCAAGTGGACCGACTTTAACGACCTGCACGTCGCCGAAGGTTTGGAGGCCGTCCGCCGCCAGGTGCTGGCGGTGGTCAAGCCTCCCGCAGCGGGCGGTTGGAAAGATCAACTCGCCCGCACTGAAAACGGCTCCCTGATTGCGCACATGCAAAACGTCGAGCTGATCCTGGGCAACGACGAACGCTGGGCCGGTGTCATCGGCTACAGCGTGTTCAGCTCCAAGATCGTCAAGCTGCGTTCTGCGCCCTTCGGTGGCGGTGCCGGCGACTGGGCCGACATTGACGACATGCGCGTGATGAAGTGGCTCGCGCAGCAGTACAACCTGCGCGTAAAAGCCTCCCATGTGATCGAGGCGGTCAGTGTGGTTGCCCACGACCATGCCTTCCACCCGGTGCGCGAGTACCTGGAGAAGTTGGAATGGGACCGCGTGCCTCGTATAGAAACCTGGCTGACCGACGTACTGGGCGTCAATGCCAGCGAGTACTCGGCCAAGGTCGGCAAGCGCTGGCTGATCTCCGCAGTCGCTCGGGTGATGCGCCCAGGCTGCAAGGCCGACTCGGTGATGATCCTCGAAGGCGGGCAGGGCGCCGGTAAGTCCACGGCCATGGGCGTCCTCGGCGGCGAGTGGTTCATGGACACGCCCTTTGCCCTCGGCGACAAGGACAGCTTCCAAGCGATTCGCGGCAAGTGGATCGTCGAGCTGGGTGAGCTGGACAGCTTCAACAAGGCCGAGAGCACCAAGGCCAAGCAGTTCTTTTCCGCGTCTACGGACACCTACCGCGAGAGCTACGGCCGCAGAACGAATGACGTGCCACGCCAGTGTGTTTTCGTGGGCACCACCAACCAAGAGGAATACCTCAAGGACGCCACGGGCAATCGCCGCTACTGGCCTGTCTTCTGCAACAAGGTCGACCTGGAACAATTGCGCGAGATCCGCGACCAGCTATGGGCCGAGGCGCTGTTCTGCTTTGAGGCTGGCGATATCTGGTGGGTGAACAAGGACGAGTCGAAGATGTTCGCCGAGGCCCAGGACGAGCGCTTCGTGGTGGACGAATGGGAAGGGCCGATTCTAGCCTGGATGGAAGACTCGCAGATCGGCGAAACCGCCACCGGCAACGAGATTCTGACCCAGGCGCTCAAGCTGGACTTCGGTCACTGGGGCAAGCCCGAGCAGATGCGCGTCGGGGCGATCATGCATCGCCTGGGTTGGCGTAAGCGCCGTATGCCGGCATTGCCAAAAAGCGGCGTGCGGCCATGGGCCTACGAAAAGCCTGCGGGTTGGGGGCGTGCGTCTGCGTTGCAGCAGTCAGCGATCGAGGAGCCCTGCTTTGATTAAGCGAATCGACGAGATGCTCAAGCTGTGGGCGCAGGATCTGCACTCGCCTGTGCCGGAAAACGTGGGCGGGCCAAGTGGCGGCAACATGATCGCCATGCTGATGGAGTGCAAGGGTGAGTTGATACGCGGCACTCGGGGCAGTCGGGTGTTGCTGGATGAATCGGCGGATATCGAGCTGATCGTCAACAAGCACTTGCCGCCGCAGCTGTCGGTCGTGGTGCGCGAGCACTACTGCAACCATGAAAGCTTCCTGGCGCAGAAGTACACCCACTGCGGATGCGGTCGCGATACCTACTACCAGCGCCTGCACGAAGCTCATCTGCACATCGCCGGCATGCTGATGGGGAAAGCTGCATGACCCTCGGCGTCACTCCGCGTGCCACTGTCCTACTGTCCGGCCTTGTCCAACTGCCACTTAACGCAGTTGGACAGGGGCAGGCCGCGCCGTTGTTGACCTGTCCTACTGTCCAACCTTCACCCGCCCCACGCACACATGAGCATAGCGGGCACGTAGTCGCGCCCATGGCGCGCACGCGTGCTTTTAGCTTTCTCTCTATACACAAGAGAAAAGTAAAAAAGGTAGGACAGTAGGGCGGAGCCCCGAATCTAGGCGCCTATAGCTGTCCTACTTCGATCCAGAATAGTGGGACAGGTCAGACAGGGCACCAGAAGCGATAGCCGACTGAATGCGTTGTCCCTGCGTTGCACCTGCGTCATACCTGTATTGCACCCGTATTGCGCCATGGCATTAAAACTCCCTTGCTGCCACCGGAATCGACCTGTAAAAAGTACCCATCTTCGATAGGTGCGACCGCAAACAGCGGGACACACCACCACACTGAACCCGGCCATTGCGCCGGGTTTTTGCGTTTATGGGGTAGGGCGATGACGAACGAGCAGCAAGCACTTATTGAGATGCCGATCTGGATGGTGATTGTACTGTCCCTGGTCGGCGGAATTTCCGGCGAGGCATGGCGAGCCGACAAGGCGGGCGTCAGCGGCTGGTCCTTGGTTCGCCGCTTGCTGCTGCGGTCCGGGGCCTGCGTGGTCTGCGGGCTTTCCACCATGATGTTGTTGCACGCCTCTGGCATGTCGGTCCTGGCGGCGGGGAGCATTGGCTGCCTGACCGCGATGGCCGGCGCCGATGTCGCCATCGGCCTGTACGAACGCTGGGCCACCAAGCGGTT